CTATGCCGTCCCGTGGTAAGTTACACTAACCGAAATTTCCCCGTCTGATATCATGCCGCCAGTATACGTTGATACTTTGTTTGTTTCTGTTCTGCTATAACACGAAATGATTCCATTTATTCCGGTCGATGCCGTTGCCGCATCGGTATCACCAGAAGCATTAATTGGCAACGTGAATAATACGAAGGTTCTGTTTCCGGCTCCAACCGTCAATGCCCCACGAATAGATAGCGAAACTTGTTTCCCGTTCATAGAAAATTCTGCTTTGTAAATTGCCATTGAGGTTGGGTCGGTTGTCCCACCAGCATACGTGACAGTTGGTGTGTAGTTTAGATATCCAGGAAAATCTGGTGGATTGGCATAACTGATTCTTATCCCCGTGATCGCCGCGTTGGCAAGCGAGAAACTTGTGTTGGGGACCAGGTTGACAGTCGTGTTCGGCGCGGTATAGCTGCTGCTCAGAATGTAGCCGAATTTTGTAGTGCTGTTGACGCAGCGGAATTTAGTGCCTATTTTGAAATAGGCCGTAAAGTCTCCGACTAACGTGAAACTTGTCGGGCTGACATAAGTTCCAGATAATCCAAAATCCAACCATCCGTCTAGCAAAATAGATATCCAGCCATCCAATTTGCCATTGGCATCCGCAATCGGGATTTTGCTGGCGGTCGGCGTAGCCGTGGCGTTGGCAGGGTTTTGCACAACCAGGCTGGACGCGTCAAGGCTTGCCAGTCCGCTGGCTGCGGCTTTGCTGGAAACGAATGTGTCGATCTGTGCGTGAGTATTCGTGCCTTTATTCGCCAGGTTTATATGGTCAATTTGTGCCCCGTCTCCGCCGTTATGGTCGTGACTGTCTCCGTTGGTTACGCCATTGGCAACGGGAGCAATACCCGCGCCAGACAGCGTTTTGTTTTCCCACTTCGGCTCGTCTGGCATGGTGTAGAACTGGATTTCATTGACGCGCAGGTTAGTATTTGTAGGGAAAGTGATCTTGTAATAACGGTAGCCCGTGCGCGGCGCAGCAAACGTTGTTGTGTTTACCGCCGGCCCAGTATTCGACCCACTACCCATCAGCGTTTCTTCACCACCAAACGCACCAGTGTTAGACCCGTAAATATTCCACGATTTCGGGTAATCAGCGCTCATCCAATCCCCGTAATTCGCAGTAATAACTACCTTTGACACAAATCTCTTGCGACTGAATGCGGCGGTTGTCCAGTGTGGGCCTCCCGTCGAAACCCATTGATCTGTAAAAATTTTATTATAGGCATTTGCTGGCAGTGTCCCGCTGCCGGCTACGGTCAGCAACGCCGAGTCGTATAGGCTCTCCGCTCCGCCTAAAATCTCGATCCAATCAGCGATTTGCAGCAGATCGCCAATCTCCTCGCCGCTCGCCCCGACATTGCTCAGCTCCTCAACTCTATGCTTATGTCCCGCCGTCGCAATTCCTGCCTCGGCGAGCGTTTTGTTGATGACATTTCCGCCACTGTAGCCCAGGATCTCGCCGTCTGCCGGCGTGGCAATGACCACATCACTCAGCTCATCCAGTTTTAGGTTCAGCTCACTGGCCGGGTGGTAGTGCATGATCGGATAGCGCAAATCGACAATGTCCGTGCTTTCGCGGTTCTCGGCAATGGTATCCTGACCATCGTAGAGCCGCACCGCCGCCAGTACATACTGGGTATTTGCCGGCGGGGCGGGGATGTCGGTGATCGCCAGCGCAGCGATGACCACCTCCGCCCCCAGCGTAGAGATCACCGCCCCGCTGACATCGATAGAAATCAGCACATATCTCGCTTTTCCGGCTGCCGGCAGATCCATCCACAGATCGATGGTTTTGGGGATCGGCATGCCCAGGGCGTTGATATCGGCGACCAGTACGTAACTGGATGCTCCACGCACAATCCCCGGATAGATTCCGACGATCAACCCGCCAGTGGGAAAAACCCGCAGCGGCAGGAACTGCTGCAGGTGCACCTTTAGCACATCTGTTCCACCATGAGCGCCCAGCCCAAACCACTCGTGACTGGCCGCATGCGCTGCCACGCCGGGTTGTGCTGGCGAGGCGCTGGTGCCGTAGCCCACCCGCTGCCCCAGCACCTGGAGTACATTCGGCTGGTGCGGCGTATAACCCACCCACACCTGCAAACCGGCAATTTTGGGGGTGGTCAAACATAGCGCCATCTCCACCGTCTGCGCCACCTGCACATACACCATTCCGCCGCCCGCATTGACCTGGCCGGAAAAATCGCCCAACACGCCGGGCATGGCAGACAGCGCATCCTGTTTCTGGTTTAACCGATCGTTGAATTCGCGTCGTAGATTTTTCATAGCTCAACCTGGGATCGGACAGACGTTCGATAGTAGGGTTTGGCTGAGGTGCAGGCGGTAGGTCGCCATTGGCAGCACCGTCAACCACTGGTGCGCGGTGATGGTAAAACTGGGCGTGTTCGCCGGGATATACGCCCCGATGTTGATCTCGCTGATCGCCTCCTGACCGGGCGTTGCCGTTAATTCATGTTTCTGGGTCAGGTAGGCCAGCATATCATCGTTCGGCCCCTCCTCCCACTGCGGCACACCGCTGCCGCTGAAATTGCCATGGGCGTATGCCTGGATGTCACCCGGCGGGGTCACGATCTGGTAGCCGTTGTGTCGGATGCGCAGGGCTCGCCCGTTGAATTCCCAGTCCGCGCCGATTTTTATGCGGGTGATGATGCCGCCGTTGATAAAATCGCCAAATGCCCATGTGGTGGTCGAGCTCGCGATTTTTACCCCAGTCAGACTGACCCAGATACCTGCCCCCTGATAGCCCCATTTGAGTTCCCCCTGATCGGTAACCGGCCACCAGAAATGCGATGTGTCGCTGGGATGTGTGACCCCGGTCGGCCGCACCAGGTCCGCCAGGATGCGGATGCGTATCCAGGCAATCGTCGTGGCTGCCGGTGCGTCCAGGTAACCGGTGCGCACCCGCAGGTTGGTAACCGGGTTATGCACGCCGGTCGCCACCACCGCGCCGCTGGCGGATATGCCCTCCACCGCGTACCAGGCATCGTCCGTGGTTTCCTGCCAAATGCCGCCCACCAGTTTTTCGAAAATTCCGCGCAGCTCATAGATGGTCCGATTGCCGTGCGTGCTGGTACGGATCACCACCCGGATATCGCCGTACGCAGTGTAGGTTTCCTCCACACTCAGCGTTCCGCTGATCGGCACGACGTACGGCCCGTTGGCGGGCGCATTGCTCGGGCAGGTTGCTCCTGGCGTGATGGGTACCTGCGGCTCTGACGGGATGTACTGCGGCGGCGGAAAACCGGGCGTCAGCGGAGTCAGCGCTGGCCAGTTACCCCACTGATCGAAATCCGGGAAATCGAATCCGATGTCTCCGTCGCCAATGATCGGCGGGTAGGTGATGATGATCGTTTGGCCATCCACCGCCGCTGCTCCGCCACTTTCGGCCTCACATTCCAATTGTGTGGTCAGGGAACCGCCCGCGGCATCGAACTTATATTCCACCCGCCGTGGGATCAGGGCTTTGGCTGCCCACACCAGTCCGCGCGGGGTATCGCCCGCTGCCAGCGACAAACTGACCCGCTGCCGCGGCGCGATGTCGATCATGCGGTTGTTCTGCCCCAGTACCAGATCCACGTTGGGGAACTCGTTGTTCAGCCAGGCAAAATAATTTCCGGCCAGCGCGTTGGCGTCCGCCTGGTTATCCAGCAGCAAGTTTTCCACGCTCTGCGTCGCGCCGTGCAGCGTGAAAACCCCGCCGCGCGCCCAGCTCATCAGCGGTCCGTTGGTATCATCCTGGATGCCGCTGAGCTGCAACATCGAGCACTTCCGGGTCGGCGCGCGCGTCACGCCGACCGCTCCCGCCCAGTCATCGCGCGTAAGCTCCATCACCACCGGCACCGCCGCCCGGGCGGCAGTCGATAGAAATTGGGTGTCTGCCTGGCAGTACAGCCGTCCGTAGCGATCGCAAACCGGCTTGGCCAGAATCGTCTGGTAGGCCAGCGTCTCCAACTGATCCCAAATTCCGCTGGCTGGAGCCTCAGCCGATGGCAGGCTGCGCGTATCCCCCGGCAAAAACGCATCCAGGCACAGGCTGGCGGTAGTGCGCCAGTGCAGCAAGTGCCACAGGCTGCGGTCCACCGTCAGATCCTGCATCTCCGTCCAGGCGGTTGCCGCCGCGGAGCTGCGCTCGATGCCTACCGGGTAGCCGGTCATGGTTTTGAGCCAGTGCGCCGCGCCGCGCACTGCAAATTCGAGCTGGCCGCTCAGCGCATCGGGCGCGATGCTCTCCTCATCGATCCAGCCCATGGCGATGATGTTTTCGACGCTGCTGACCGGCCCCAGACTGCCCGCTGTGGCGCCGTACCAGTCCTCGGCAAACAGGATCACCCGCGAGCGTGGGCGAATGGCGGTTGCATCCGCCAGCATGCGCACCGAAAATTCCCAGCCGCCGTCATCATAGCTGCCCTGGCAGGACAGCAGCTCGAAATCCGTCACCGGCTGCGCCGCCGCCGAGAAAACGTGCAGGTAGCGGTAACCGGTGGTCGTTTTGCCGTTGGCTGCCGTCACCAGGCAGCTCACCCGGTAGGTGCCCGCCGCGTTATAGGTGATCGTCGGCAGGGCAGTATTCAGGTTGAGCGTTGCCGATGCGCCCGGCGCTGCCCACAGGTAGCTGCTGATGGCCGATCCCAACGCCCAGGATCCGGATGCGTCCGGCAATAAATTTACGGTCCCGCCAGTCGGCAGCCATAAAACCGCCGCCGGACCGAGCACCGGGTAGGGCGCCAGCAGCGCATGCTGGTCGCTGTAGCCGATGTCATAATCCATGTACGGCGTGGTTCCGGCCAGCCTCACGTGCCGCGGCCACAGCCCGATTTCGTCCACCACCGTCAGATAGTCGTTGTCAGCCCAGGCGATCTCGCTGGTTTCGCCAAAATAAAGCACCCCCGCCGTGGGGGTTTTGCGAATGCGCAGCATCCCTTTGTCCCACGCCCCCGCGCTGGTGCCGACGTACAACGTCATGCCGGGCAGCACGTTGGCCAGCGTGCCGCTGCCGGTGTCATAGGCCACCTCCGCGATCGGATCGATGAAAACTGCCTGATTTACCCGGGCGGAGTAAACCAGCGCCGGGGTATGTATGGCCAAGTAGAGTTTGCTGCGCTGGCCATCCGATCGCAGTTTGACCAGCTCGTCCGCCGTTGCCGCCCGCGCCATCATACGATCTCCACCAGATGCCGGAATGCCAGCTCAAAATCCAGCAGGATGTCACAGGTTGGATCCTCGCCCGCTGGCCACACCATCACCGCCCGGAATGTTTTGTAGGTTTTGTCGTTGACCAGCGTTTTGATGTACACCTCCGCCGATTTTCCCGCGCAAAATGTGCGTAACTGCGTCCGCTCAGCCTGTTCCAGGTTGCCCCAACGCCAGGTGGCCCGCGGGAAACCCATGCCGCGCACCCGCCCATTGGGCAGCTCGATCTCGTCGCTGTAATCCGCAAAATCGAACGCCGGTGGGATGACCGGCGTCGCCAGGCTCTCCAGGTTGATCATGCCGCCCTGCGTCAAGCCGATCTCGAATGAATATCTAGCCATGACCCAGTACCTCCCCCAGCCGGATGTCGGTGTCCTGGCGGATCAGCGCTCGATCCTGCGAGCTCAATCGGCTGTCGAAACGCCGGTTATCCTGGTAGATGATGGTTTTGCCCGCTCCGCCGCCGCCCGCCAGCGCAGCCAGCATGTTGTCCTGATTCAGCGACCGCCCGATGACCCGCTCCGCCGCGTTGGTGACATCCGGACGCAGCACGAACTCACCGGCGCGCATGCGGTACAGCCCGTCCGCAGTGTAGCCGCCGCCGTGACGGGTGGGCACGGCCATCCCGGCGGATGACATCGCTGCGCGAAAATCCGCCAGCATCGCGGCGGTGAATTGCTGCCGCAGCGTGCGTTCCTGGGATAGCCCCTCGGCCAGGTCGCTCAGTTGATCGACCAGCGCCTGGCGCCGTTTTTTGCGCTCATCGGTGTAGTTTTTCTGCAGGTCGGCCAGTTGTTCGCGCTGCTGTTCGGCCGCCTGACGCCGCCGCAGCTCGTAGGATGCCTGTTCGTCGGCCATGCGCACCTGGAAGTCCGCCAGGCGCTGCGCCCGCTGCGCAGCAAATTGTTCGGCCTGTTCTGCCTGCTGCCGCGCGAAATCCTCGGCCCGCCGGCCGGATTCTGTCTGATATTCCTGTTCGGCGTCTCGGCGCGCGCGTTCGTAATCCCGCATGCCCCGAACCAATCCCAGCGCGTCGCGCGAGGTGATCAGCTCCTCGGCCTGGTCGGCCCAATCCTCGCGGATCTCCTGCAGGCGCCGCTGGAAATCCTCCTCGGCCCGCGCCGCCTCCACGCTGTAAGCCCGCGCCTGTTGTAGGCGGTTGCGGTAAAAGTCCGCCTCGCTCTGGCGCTCGCTGTTGTAAAAATCGCGCATCGACTGCGCCCGCGTGCGGTTGAAATCCGCCGCCTCCTGCGCCTGCTGTTTTTGATAGTTGCGGATCAGATCCGATCGTTGCTCCTGGTAGCGCGCGGTCGCCTCGCGCTCGGCCTTGGCATAGTTCAGGTAGGCGGCCATTTGCGCCTCTACCATGCTGTTGAGCGCGCCGGAGGTTTTTTCAGTCTCCCCCGTCATTTTGGGCAGCACCCCGGTCAGCTCGCCCATCGCATGGCCCCACTTGGTGGCCAGTTCCGGACCGCCCAGTATTTTGCCCCACATGTAGGCAAGTGAGGTCTGATATTTTCCGAGGATCTCACCGGCGCTGTCCCGCCCGGTCGCCTGGGCGTAGGCGTTGTACCCGGCAAAACCCAGCCCGACGCCCCCCGCCGCTGCGCCAGCTCCTGCAGCAACACCCGATCCGATCACTTTTGCCGCGATACTGCCGATGGACTGAGCCCCGCCCAGGGTGCTAACCAATTTCAGATTGGCTATCAAGCGCTGTACCTGGGCGATCAGCGTTACCACCGTCCCGGCCGCTGCAATTCCGCCGCCGACCGTCAGGACGGCTTTTAAAATATCCGGGTGATGTTCAATTAACGCAGCAAATTTGTCGGCCAGGTCCGCGCCCTGTTCCATCAGCGGCAGCAGAACCTCGGTCGTCTCCCGCCCCACCCGAATCTGCGCGTTTTTGAGCCGCTCGCCGGATTCCGCCCAGCGCCGTGAGGTCTCCTCGCCCAGTCCAATCTGCTGGTTATAGGTGCGCGCTGCCAGCAGGAACGGAGCCATCATCGCTGCGCCGGTAACACCCAGTGCAATTCCGACCTGATGCAGTTTCTCGGCGCTCTCGTGCATCTCAACCATGCGCCTGCGGGCTTCCGCGGCGCTAACGGCGCTCTTGTGCAACCCCTTATCCACCGCATCTATCGCCTGTTTGGCCTGTTCCAGCGCAGCCTGATCGACTGCGAAACGCAGTTTGGCCAGCAGTTCTTCCTCAGACAGGTTTTTTATTGGCATTTTTGATGACCTCCAGTTCGGATGCCAGCGTAAACAGATCGTCCATCAGCCAGTCCGGCTCGTCCATCAACGCGCTAGGCAGGTGTTTCCAACCGGTCGCTTCCATCCAGGTAAAAACGCGCCAGGATAGATCCGGATTGTTGAGCTGGATCACCGGCGCCAGATTGCCAGACCCGGTCTGCGTCCGTGTAGCGAACGCGTTGAGGCGCCGCCGGGTCTCTAAACTTTTTTTGGGTCGACCGGCAGATCCAGCCAGTGCGGATTGAGCTGGTAAACGGCGATGCCCCAGCGCGTCAAAAACGCATCCGGCAGCTCGCAGAACGCCTCGAACGTCACCGGGTCCGGCAGACCAACCGAAGCAGTCATGCACGCCACGTAATCGGGGTAAACGATCAGCCGCATGATCTGCTGCGCCTCGTCCGGATAGGTTGGCGTCCGTTTTTGGGCGTCCTGTTTGTCCGCCTCGAACGCGCCCTCGCGCAGCAACTGGCGCCGCATGCCCATCAACGCGGTCGCCTCGGAGACCGTCACGCTCAGCTCGCCGTGCTCAACGGTCTCAGATCTCATACCACACCGTGATGATATCGGTCACCAGAGGAGCAACCGTAAATGTGATTTTGGTGACGATGGGGGTCATGCCGGTTGTGATCTTGACGCCGTTTTTGTAGACCTCGATTTTGCCCACGCTCAGCGCCGGTTCGCCCACCGGAAACAGGAAATCGACTGCCACGCCGTCGCCCTTGAACCCGACCACCGCCGGTTTGCCCTCGCTGTCGTACTCGAAAATCCCGGCATCCAGGTAGCCGTCATCGACGGACGTCAGGGTTTTGCCCCACAGCCGTTGCGTGGTGGCGGTCGGCGCGATCTGGTAACTGATCTCTCCTGCGCCATTATTCATCGAGCCCGGCGACTCGATTACCCGGCATTTTGGGACGATATAGCTGTGCCAGGTTAGCAGGCCGCTGTCCAGATCCTGCGACTGCTGGTACAGCAGCAGCGCCACAGTCGGTTCGTAGCCAGCACGACTGTGGAAAATCGGCATTTCCTTGGCCTCTCCGACCTGCCCGACCAGAATGCCGGATAGCACCGACCGGATGTCGAAACGGAAATCCGAGACGCGCATCACTGCCGATGCCGACTCTTGGGAGGGCAGGATCGAGGTACGCAGGTTGCGGTCAGCCCCCGGATGAGGGATGATGCGCGCCTGTGGCACGGTCATATCGAACGCCAGCGGCCCCGACCAGCGCAGTCCGGTATAGGCTGTTGCGCTGCTGGCCTTGGGACGCCCGGTGGCGTCCAATTCGAAAACGGCGGCAAAACGCATGCCGACCGGTAAAAATTTTCCAGATCGTACGGTCATGGATCACTCTCCTTGATAGGCGCGCGGTTCGATGGTCTCGACCGTCAGCCTGATCTCAAATCCGATGTATTTCCCGCCCCATTCGGGCAGGATGACGATCCCGCTGTCCGACGCCACATGCGCATCGCGCACATAGGCCGTTTTGTACAGCCGGGGAAATTTCCGATAGGTCTCGATCGTGGTTTGCAGCAGGGGGCGCACCAGGCTCTCGCGCGTGTTGGGGTTGCCCTGGCCGGTTGGGATGACCGCCACCTGTACCCGATAGGTGCGGGTGGTCAGTATCCGGTTAGGACCGTAGTCCTCGCTGTGGCTGGCAGAGCCCAGAAACGCGTACAGGGCTGGCAGGTGCGCTGTTTCGATGCTCACCGGCGGCGGGTCAAATGCCGTGACAATGCCCGGCGCCAGCGCTCCCACCGTTTTGATCCCGGCGCACACAGTCTCGATAATAGTGGTCATAGCCGCACCCGATGCGCGCCCAAAATCCGCGCCACATCCGCCGGGATGCTGGACGGCGTGGAAACCACGCCCGAACCCACCACGTAGGACTGATCGAAACTGTCCACGTCCTTTTGGGCGTAGCGCCACTTCACCAGCCGCACGCAGATCTGTTCGATGGTGCCGGATGGGCGGAAACGTTTGATCGGCGTGGCCTGCGCATGCTGGACGGCGGTCGTGCCGTTGATGCCGCGCTCGACGGTCAGTTTTTTGGTCAGGTCATCGACCGCCTCGACTAACATCAGCTCGTCCTCGATGCGCAGCAGCTCGCCGGTCTCGCGCTCGCTGACATCCAGCAGGGTTACCTGCGTTGCGCCCGCGGTCAGCGGGGCATCCTGCACCGCGCCGACCGTCCGCCAGGCATCGGCGTAGCGATCATGGTAGCCCCACCACCCGGTCAGCGTGATGGCCTGTTCCGGTCCGTCATCAGACTCCAGCCAGATTTCGCCGGAGCGTAGCCGCACCCGTGTTTTGGGGTACTCGTTGGCTGGTTCCAGCACGTACTCGGCGGGGAGGAGCACGATCCCATCGCCGTTTTTGATCTCGACGATCTCCAGCAGATCTTCATCCAGGCGCAGCACTCGGTTGCTGGCCGCGGCCAGCAGGCTGGCATCATAAACGCCGAACATCGACCCGCCCGCGGTGGGCGTGTTGTAAAGCCTGGTTTCCAGCCGCACGTCGTACCGGCGGCCCTTCCACCACTCCACCAGCCGCGCCGCCCAATCGATGAAATCGATCAGCCGGTCATCGTCGGATGTGCCGATGGATCCGCCGATGTATCGCCGCACCGTCTCCAGGGTGATGTAGTTAAACATGGGCTACCCCAAAAACGGGTTCGCCGGCTGACCGGCTTTTGCAGCTTCAGCCTGCTCGGCTGCATGTTTCGCCGCCTCGCGCCTGGCCTTTTTTTCCGCTTCGCGTTCGGCCTTCTTCGCCGCGGCCGCCATTTTGGCCGCTTCTTTTATGGCGGCATCCGCTTCGGCGCCGGATGGCGTCGCGCCGTTGCCGTTGGCCATCATCTGCTGGGCGTACCACTCCTGGGTTTCCAGCAGGTCGCCTGGCTTGCAGTCCTGCGCGCGCAGGTCGAAGTTCATGTACCGGCCCGCTTTCGTGACCTTTATTTGCATCGCACCCTCCGATCTCCAGTGGGGGCGGTTCCCCGCCCCCATCGATCACAAAAAACAGTTTTTACCCGGCCACCACGACCACGGCGCCCTTGTCCGCTCCCTGGGTCGCCGGTTGGTCGCCGTTGAACCCAAAGAACGTGATCGCGCCAAAATCGTCCGCCAGGGCCGGACCCGCCAGGGTCAGGGTGACATAGTTGTACCCGTTGTTGCTGTCCAGGTGATCCGTCTCAACCTCGATCAGGTACCACTTGTCATCCCCGGTGTCGGGAATGATCACTACCGCTCCGGTCACGTCCTTCAGGACGCCATTGATGGTGGCGGCCTGCTGCACCTGGCAGGTGGTTGCGGAGGTCAGGGTGCCCGCCTGGATCAAAAACGCAAACCGCTCGAACCGGCTCACGTCGATGAACGCGCCCGAGGCCGGGTAGGATGCCACGGCCAGCGCCACCGCGACGTTGAGCTGTTTGATGACGGCCGCCTCGCTGAAAAGTTCGTTGATACGCATGGTTCACCTCACAAAAATTTCTGGTGGGGCGGTTGTCAGCCGCCCCGGTTGATTTTTCAGTTGTCAGGAATTAGGCAGAAACTTTTTGCACGGCAAATTTCCACGGCTGTTCCAACCGGCCGCCCAGGCGGCGGCGTACATGGAACTCGATCACGTTCGGACCGGTGCCGCTGTCCATGAAGCGCTCGATGGTCATTCCCAGTCGCTCGACGATGGTGTAGCCGGACATATCACCGAAGATCGTGGGGAAAGTACCGGCTGCCACATCCGGCATGCCGCCCGATTCGCCGACGGGACGATTGAGCAGTTTGTCCGTTTCGGACAGATCTTCAAACACATACGTTCCGTTCGCCACGTTTTGCAACGTTTCGATCAGCCCGTAGGTGTCGCCGTTGGCTATCCAGCGCCCGTTGGAGCGGTACTGCGGCGCCAGGCCGCGCTTTAGTTTCTTTACGCCGGTGGCCGTCAACGCTGCCGCCGCGCCTGAATTAACCTCTTTCAGGCCGTTGGCGTTTGCGCCGCCGGGCAGGATGCCGAAGGGCTTGCCGACCCCGTCTCCGGTGATAAAGACATCGTCTTCATCGATAGCTGCGGTGGTGACGATGTCTTCCTGCAGCAGGCTGACCAGGTTGGCCGCATCCTCCACCAGTGACCGGCTCATCCGCACCTTGTAGGTATAAACCTCGGCGAAGACCGGCACCATTTTGAGCTTGAAGTTTTTCTCGGTTGGGATTTGGGTTTCCGTACCCCATGCCCCACGGAGCAAGCCCATCCAGCGGTCGGAATTGCCGACGTACTGCGGGATCTCGATGCTGTTGCTGTTGTTCAACTGCACCACGCGCGCGCCGCCGCCGCGCACCGCCACCAGCCCCGGTAGACGCCGGTCAGCCTCAGCCTGCACGTTAGGCGGTACTGCAAACCCGCCCAGCTCGCCGATGGCTTCCACCTGGGTCGCTTTGACCCTGCTGGCGCTGAAACCACCGTTGAGGATCAGGCCCATGATGGCGTCGGTCGGGAAATACAACTGATGCAATGCCTTGGTCTCGTCGGGGGACAACGCCCGCTCGCCGCCGCGCGCATATCTGCCGAACGCGACATTTTGCTCATAAATGAGCTGCTGGTAGTCCTTGCCAATCACGTCGGACAGGATCGCCTTCTGGGCTGGGGTTTCGTCCTTGAACCGCAGCATGTGGGCGGCGCTGACCGACTTGGCCGCGCGAGCCGCGTCGTCATCGTCGTCATCGTCGGGATCCGCCTTTTTTTCCGGCTTGAAATCATACGGCGGGCGGACTGCCGCTTTTTTGGCAGCGGGTTTCTGACCGGGCAGAACCACGTCATAACCCAGCGCCTTGAGTTCCGCGGTCAGCTTTGACAGCGGAATGGATTTGAGTTCCTCACCGGCCTCGTCAGCGACGGGTTCACCGTTGGGGGATACAGCCATGCCAGACAGGCCCATAATCGCTGCGATCTGCTCGATCTGTTCTGGGGTCAGGCCCGGCACCAATTTCTTGATGGCTTCCAGGATGTCCATAGTCTTCACCTTTCGGTTGTTGGATCCCGTTGACGTCCGGCTGGTAGCGCGGTCACCTCGTGTGCCGCCTATGCCGCCGCCGCTCTGGTCGCCCGGGTGGTTCGATAAATTCTTCTCGAGCAACCGTTTGGCTGCTGAAAATTCGCTTGATAGGGCCTTCATGGCCTGTAAAACATTGCCGGTCAGCATCTGCGGTTCGACCGGCATGACCGTCAGCGTGTCGCGCATCAATGGCCAGTTCACAATCGCGCCGTCATCCAGCGTTTTAACGTGCTCGGGTATCGCCTCGGACGAGTTGCCGATCAGTCCCTCGTCGATCAGATCCTCCAGCAGTTGGATGTAACGGTTGCGCCGGTCCAGTACCCGCTCCACGAAAATTCCTTTGTCATCGCGCCGGGCGGTTTCCCAATCCACGTAGCCCAGCACGCCGTTTTTGACCTCCGGATCCGCGCCATGCTCGAAATCGATCGCCAGCCGTCCCTGGCGCGTGTACTCGGAATCCACTTTGACGGTTGGCGCGAAATACTCGCCCAGCGAGCCGTCCATGTTTTTGCCCTTGCGCAAAAACTCCAAATCGCGGGAGTTGAACAGCACGATATAGTTGCCGACCCGCATCTCGGTTTCGGTTTTTCCCAGCGATTTCAACGCGTTTTCAAACGATTTCACGGTTGCCTCCCAGTTTGTCCGCCGCCTGCTGGATGCGCTCGCGGAACTCCGGCCAGAATTTTTGCTCGAACTCGTCCCAGGCGCCCTCCTCGGCCGCAGCGACCACGTCGTCGAACTGCCACCAGCGATCTACATGGATCTGCGCCTGGAATTTTTGTCGCCCGCCGATCTGTTCGCCCGGCCAGTCTGGCCCGACCACCCAGGGCGCGGAAATCAAATTTGTCCCCAGCTCACCGATAACCGCGCCGGTCTCCAGCGACACGCGCTCGGTAAAACTGCCGCTTAACCCACCGCTCCCGCGCCGTTTGTAGCTCGAATCCGGGATGGCAGGCGGATAACCGGGCAGTTGGCCGTGCAGAAAAAATACGGCATCCACCATCGCCGGTTGAGCGGCATCCAGCGCCAGTTCCGGCAGCAATTGGATCAGCTCCATCAATTCCTGTACCCCGTAGAACGTAAATTCCGGCATTTATTCCGCCTTTTTCCCCAGGTGCGACCCCTCGGATACCACCACGCGATGCAGTTCGCGGCAGCCGTTGACCTGGCCCCAGGGGGTTTGCAGCGGTTGAGTGCACACCCGCTCATCCCGCGCCGTGTACCACACCAGAACTTTTGTTCCGTCGCGCATCCGCCACGGTTGCAGGTAGCAGCGGCATTTGACATGCGCCGCGGGCCTGTAGGCCGCCGGTGCGTAACCGGCTTGCTGCCAGCTCAGCGCATTTGCCGATGCGTACGTGTTGGTGGCCTCGGTAATCGCGATGGTTTCGGCTCGCTCCGGGCCGAAAATCCGGCTGCCCTCCTCGGTCAGGTTGCCGATGCGCCGCGTCAGGCCCTCCAGCCCCTCGCCGGTCTGCGTCCACTCCGCCACCAGCGCGCCGATCTCTCGTTTGGTGGTATCCATCACGCCGGACACCAGCTCGCCGGCATGTTGTTTGGCCCAGGCTGCCGCCTGTTCGTTGGCCAGCTCCCAGTTGACGCTGATAGCAGTTTTACCCAGCGTCGCCTGCACGCGCGTTACCGCCTGCTGGGTCAGCTCCAGCAAAATCGGCTCGATCACGCCGCGCAGCTCCGCAGTCATCGCCGACCACAACGCCGCATCCTCCAGCATGGCCGGGTCGCCGTTCTCACGCAGTTTGGCGACCAGTTGATCCGCCTGGCCGCGCAGCACCGGCTCCAGCTCGGCTGCCAGGCGCTCTTCGTAGGTGGACCACGGCCGCCACGAGCGGATCACGTTTTTCTGCGCCCGCTCGAAAATCAGCGTCACATCCTGCGCCTGTTCGGCGCAGGCCAGTCCGTCCGCGATGGCATCCGCCAGTTGCGGTTCTATTGCGCGGGAAACGAACGGCACTGCCGCAGTCTGCCCCAGTTTGAGCGATTTAATCGCCTTGCCGCGCCAGTTTTTTAGGTCCACCTCGCGCAGTCCGCGGGTGGATTCCATCAGCGCGTTGCCAACCTGCGGCAGAACGTCCGCCGCAAAACCGTCCTCCAGCCCAGCGCTGATCGGTCCAGCCTGGCCAACCGGATCCGGCAGCTTATCGCCGTCCGGATGCGGCGGCAGATTCCAGAACCGCTTCCGACGCTCGTTGATGGTCATGTCCGATTTACTGGCGTCCGCTTCGCGCAGCCGCATGTCCTGGTTGATCGGGCGCACGTCTGCAAACCGCGCCTCCAGATCGTCGCCATAAAACCGGTGGATAATTTGCGCCGTGATCTGTTCGGCATACAGCCCGTGGATGGCGTAAATGCGCTCCATGAATTTGGCGTAACCGACGGTCGAGTTGCTCTCAGTTGAGTTTTTGTCGGCGTAGCCCGGCGGGTAGCCCAAAATCTGGTAAATCTCATCTTTGGTCGCCTGTCTGCCGCCCAAAAAATCCATGTCCTTGGCGTTCCAGCCCAGCAGGTTGACTGCCATCTGGTAGGCGTTGGTGACGATGGTTTTGCGCCGGCTGGCGGCGTACTCGTCCTCAAGCTGCGACTTGACTGCATCCACGTCCGCCGGATCGAGCGGTGCATTCGGGTTGCCGCTGCTGAGGTTGATCACCGCGCTCGGCATGACGTTGTCGCTGCCGAAAAATCCACCGTTCCAGCGCGCCATGGCGCTGTCGCTATCCACCGGCAGCATGGCAGCCACCAGAGGAGAGAGCCCGCGAAAAATGTCGGACGGGTTGGGATAACGAAAATGGCAGATATACTCGGCGGGAATTTTGTAGATCATGCCGTTGGCCTGGTACTCGTAGTAATCCACCATGCGCTCTGCGCTGCCGGGCCAGACGGCTACCGCGTTGGCGGGCAGCGGCCAGATCTCGGCCAGATCGCCCATGTCATCCGGCGCCAGAAACCAGAAATTGCTGCCGTCCAGATCCTGCCACCAGTGGCTGTACTGCCACATAAACGCCCGGCCCATCAATGGATTGGGACGCCGCAAAATGCGCGTGAACGGATGCCCAACGATCAACTCGCCGTCCTCCGTGACGCCGTCGTCCCGGTACACCCCCAGGCGGCCCTTACTGATCTCCATCGCTTTCTCATTGATGGCCGTAAAAACCCAGGAGTTCTGGATAGCCCGTTGCTGCGCCGCCTGTTTATCCGGGTTGAATGCTCCGCCCCTCCACTTACCAGCCTCAGCCGTTGCGCCCAAAAATCCCGGTCGAATGGCGCGCGGTTCGTCCGCCGTCAATCCGCTGCGGAATGCATGCAGCGTTTTACCCAGGCCGTAGGCCATGCGCTCCGCCAGGTTCATCGCTGTACCCTCGCGCGCACCTGCCCGACGTGCAGGCGTGTAGATCGTGGTGTAGCCAGCATTTGCAGCCCTCCCGAAGCGGTATCGACCTGGTCATCATGTGCCCCGGTCGGAAAATCGACAAATTCGGCAATAAATACCTCTATCCATGGTCCAGGTACCAGGAAGATTTTCCCGGCCTTGGCCCGCCCCTGTAGCGGACGCGCCCGCATAACTTTGTCATCTGTAACCGGAATCCCGCGCACTGCCACACCAATCAATTCCGGATCGTTGATGAATTCCTGGAAGGCAAGCTCCTGAAAGGCGTTGGTTTCGATCCCCCATTCTGTCTCGCGTTCCTCCTCAGACATCATGGATGTTTTGATCCGCGACTTAAACTCCACCCAACCCTTGATCCGGATCATGTCCCGCAGGTACAGGTTGGCCGTCTTATCCACCGCTATGGCCACTGATGAATTCCAATCGGCGCGTGCGCTTTTTGAGATCGCTAGGTCGCAGTACCGCACCCAGCGCAAATCTTTGGGCAGCTGATGCCGTTCGATGGTTTTGAAATCCGCCGCCCCGAAGAAATCTCCCTCCTGCGGGTGCGGCTGCTGTTGATACAGCGCGTGCCAGTCGCCGCTGTTGCCCTGCGCCTCCAGGCTGGCGCGAATGCCGTCCAGCATCGAGCGCGGGAACTGATCCGGCCATAGCACCTCGCCCGCTTTGCGGCCCAGCGGGTCGCTCAGGTTGAGGTAAATCCCTTCGCGCATTTTTGCCCGCTGATCCTCTTCATCCGCTGCATACTCCTCGGGTTCATAGGCGATGGCAGGTAGGCACAAAACCTCCCACTGATCAGCTCTCGCGTTCTGCACTGACGCCCGCAGCAGCTCGCCGGTCAAATCCAGCCGGTGCCAGCGGGTGTGCATGATCACCACCGCGCTGCCTTTACGTAACCGCGTCATGGCAGAAGAGCCAAACCACGATATGACTGACTTCCGATATTGCAGGCTGTCCGCCTCCTGGCGGTTCTTAAACGGATCATCTACTACCAGCAGATCCGCCGGTCGACCAGTGATACCGCCGCCCACACCCGCGGCGATCACACCGCCCCGGTGCGGTTCGCGTAAACTCCAGCTGGTGGTAGAGCGGCTGTCCGCACTGATGTCCACATACTCCTCCAGTGCGCTGCGTTCGCCGAACACGTTCTGATACCGGTCGCCCGAAATCATGTTCCGAACTTTCCGGCTGTTCTCGCCGGCCAATTCCGCGCCGTACGCGGTTAGAATGATGTTAGAATTTGGCCTTTTGCCCAACACCCATGACGGGAACATCTGACTGGCCCACGTCGTTTTGGTGTTCTGTGGGGGCATCTCGATGATCAGCCTGCCGATCCCCTCCTGCCCGCCAGTGGCGATGTAGCGATATACCTGTTCCAGCTTTTCGGCCATCAACTCCATGTGCGGCGCGATGACCCACTCCGGCATCATGTAGCGCACAAAATCCACCAGGTGACGTTTTGCCAGCGCGCGTTGGGCGCGTTCTGCCCGCGCCACCGCCGGGGTGATGCGCTGCGTTTTACTCGTCGCCAGCATCGGCTGCCTCGTTGGTGCTGTTTTCAACTGGGTTGCCCCGAGCTGCAATCTCGCGCAGTTCTGCCTCACTCAGCTGATCCAGGTCGTCCAGATTCTTCCGATCCGAGTCAACCTTGATCCGCGGCACATAATCGCCCAGCATCTCCAGCGCGATTTTGCGATCCTGGTGATGTTTGTAATCGGCGTTGGTTGCCGAGTCGATCAGCGCCCGTAGGATGTCCGCCCGGTGCTCGAACAACGGAGCCGCCTGCAGCAGCCCGATCGTTTCATCGATGGCCGGGTTTTTGGTGCGCCACGTCCAGATCTGTCGATCGCTGGTCAGTCCCAACACCTGGGTGGCCAGCAGTTCCTGCGACGCCGGTATGCGGTCACGCCGTGGGCAGCTCGCCCAGGCGATATAGGCTGCAACCCGCCAGTTCCAACCTGCCGCGCGCAACTCGGCATAACGAGCAAACCAGTCCGGTTTATGCTCAACATCGTCGAACAGCTTACGCGCTGCCTCGGACCGCATGCGCGCCTCATCCGGCGTGATGATCCCCGGCTCGACCTCGTCGATATCCAGCCCGAGCGGTCGCTGCTGCAACTCTGCCCAGTCCGGTTTTTGGATCGGGCGTTTCATGCAATTCCTCTCGGCGCCGGACCGACATACCCGTACCGGCGCGCCCATTCGTCGATGGCCAGCGCCCAGTTGGTCAGGTTGACCTCCTCCGGTGTCGGATCAACTGGCGATGCAAACCCCGGCATCGCTGCCAGCTCAGCCCACACCTCCGGCAGGGCCATGGCGTGCTGCATCGACCACCAGGTGATGCCCTTCAGCCCTGCGATTCGGACGTACTGCCCAAAAGTCCGGACCGCATCCTCCCGCGCTTTGCCGCCGTCGCCGTTGTAGGCCCGGCCGGCCGGGATGATCGGTTTAGCGGTGAGCTGCTGCCACTGCGTCAGGCAGGGTTTCACCCAGTCCAGCGCATCATCGGGCGTCTCGCCACCCCAGTACACCATGGGCATGCCCACGTCGCAGAACTGCATAAACGCGCGCGCCACTGGCAGCGGGTGCCAGGTTGCGCCGGATCGAGGGCTTTTCCATAACGCCCACGAGCAAAACGCGGTCGGCGTGGTCGGGCACGATTTACGATAGCGCGCCATGACCGCATAGGCATTAGCCTCGGCGTTGGAACGGCTGTCGAACTGCCCTTCGACGTCGAACACGTAACCATCCAGCCCGTAACGATTGACCTGGGTGATGGCGATGTCCGCCTCCCCAGTCGGGTTGGCGCCGTACAAAAAGCCGTAGCCCAGTACCGCCAGGCCGCGGGCATGCAGCGCGTTGACCAGTGCTGCACTGATGTTTTCTGTCCAGCCGATGACCGGCGGGCGGTACGCAAACGGTCCATCCGCCGCCTTGACGATCACCCCCTCGAAACCGGCGTTTTTCAGCCTCTCGGCCACCTCGTCCGGTTTGCCGCCGGCGATGGTTGGAACCTGCCACAGAAAAATCGTTTTGCGAAAAAATGGGTTCATGCTGCCCTCCGTTTGCGCGCAGCTCCGTTGGCCACACTCTCGATGCGATCGGCGCGCTCCGCCGATTTTCGATCATGCACCGTCAGCGTTTCGGTCAGCATGTCGATCCGACTAATCAATTTCGAGAGCACTTCGTTATTGTCCCGGTCGCGCCTGGCCTGGTGATCCTGGATTTGCTGGTAGAACTGCTGCCATTTCAGATCGCGCAGACCCTGCGACTCATCCCGTTTTTTCTCCATGGCCTCGTACCAGGTGCGCTGCTGTAAATTTTCTTGCGTCTGCCAGGTGCGGTACTGAGTGAACGCCCGCCACGCAAACGCCATCAACACGATAAAAACCACAAACACAATCGCGGCGACCGCGTACTGATCCCAGATCGTAGTTGTCGGCATGGGAATGTTGGTTGGCATGGGAGTTGTCTCCAGCATGTCAACGGGTCGGGTTGAATGCCGGAATTTTGCCCTCGAGGGCCACGCCGGTTATGAACGCCCCCAGCACTATGGCAATGTCCGCCAGTTGCGCCTCCGTGATCCCAAGCGGTAGTTTGACGCCAAAACCATCCAGAAAAATGACGACCAGGCCGACCGCGGCCGCCCAAAATTTACGGGATTTGAGCACGCCCGCCCAGCCGCCCGGGCCCGGATCAACCGCCACGCCGATGACGTAACTGACCACAATGACGGCCAGGCCAGCCCCCCGCTCCTGGTCGATGGAAAACGAGGGCACGAACGCGCTGATGATGATCACCAACAGCGCCAGAACGGTCATCCAAAATTTGCGAGACGTAAACAGGTCTTTCATGGTTTCCCTCCTCCTGGGGGTTAAATGCGAAACGCCCGACATCCATAAGGATGCCGGGCGCTCATCTCCGACTGGTGCCCGAACGATATCGGGCTTGCGATTTCGGTTATCGTAGCACAACCCGAATCCTTTTGCAAGCCCCCAGGCGGAGAATGTTAACAACAGGTTAACAACACCAAAACCGCCTGACATACTATACCATATTTGGTATAGTATGTATATCAAACAGACACAGAGGACTGAGATGGATCGAAAACAGTACCAACCCACTGAAAAACAACTGCAAAAATGGGGCACCCTGAAATCATCAGAAATGCCATCAGACGATGAGTTCAAGGCAGCCTGGAAACACAGCCATCACAACGTAGAGCGCGGCTGGGGCATGGGAAAACGGGATTGGGTTGTAAACCATGCAAATGACCATCTCATTTGGACCATAGAATACAATATCGGTTTATGGCAGGGTCGGATCGATGCGCTGCAGGGTTTAGAACCAATCGAAACCCCCGATTATCATAACGACCCCTACCAATACGGCTATTTTCACGGTTTCAATGGTTTCGAGAGTTTCTGGCACGGTTACGATGCCCAGGCTCGCGCAAAATTAATTGAACAATATTCAAATAATTAGGAGGACGAAATGGATATAAACGACACGGATGGCGGTCTCGGAATTGGCGGCATCAACAATGATCAAACATTGCCCATAATCCCCACCACAGAAGCTCTTGAGCGCGTTCAAAAACTGCATGACACAGACACAATTTGCCGTCGCTGTGGAGCATCCAAAAATTTTGATGGTGCTATGTTCACTACGATGGCAGGTTCAGAAATTTGTGACGATTGTATATAACGGAGAAAATAATCATGGATGAAAATTCTGCCCGCTCACTCTACGAACAAAAAATACAGGTAATGATCGATAGCCTTCTGCCATACGGCGCTGGTTCCATCACCGATCACCGCCTGCGCTTGGCCCTGAATCAGATTGCCAAAACCGCATTTTCCGCAGGAAAATCCTACGCATTGCTGAATCTCCTGACCGCCGAACAGGCTGCTGAGGAGATCGGCATCAGCCCCCGCCGCATGCGGGCCCTGATTAAAACCCGCCATGACCGGTTCGGCGCCGGTATGCAGTTCGGCAAATCCTGGCTCATCCACCGCGATGAGCTGGATGCGCTGCGGCCCGGCCCGCAGGGTTGGCCGAAGGGAAAATCCCGTTCCGATGCCCGCTAAACGCGCCCCCCTCGGCATCTGCGATTTCTGCGGGGGAGCCATCTCCCGCGATCGCTGGTACACCCGGCGCGGCCCACGCCTGTACTGCTCCGTCGATTGCCGCAATACCGGAAATTCCCGAGCTGGCGCGCCGGTGCGCCGCATAAAAGCGCTGGCCCGGGTGGCCGCCGGGCAATGGACGAATCCGGCATCGATCCGCAAACCCGCACGCGAAAATGTCAGTTTGGGCGTCAGCCGCTCGAAAAAACTGGCTGTGCGTGAGGGCCGCTGGAAAAACCCGGCATTGACGCCCGAGGCCCGATTAAAACTGTCGCGCCCGCGGAAACATTCCGGGGCGCTGGCTGATGCTATGGAAAAACTGGGTCGCGGGCTGAAAATGGCCGATCTGACCGAGGAGGAGCGACTGGCCTACCATGCCTATCGTCGCGAACTGGCGCAGAAAAAAAAGCTAATCAGCCCGCCTTAACCGACGTGCTTTTCATTTTCATCGATCCTGGATATCAACACCCGTTTTAGGCGTTCCCCGCCGCGCTGGACGAAATGCGAACCCAACAGGTACCACGTGCCGTCGTCCATCCTATGGGCATTCAGCCGCACGGATATAACAAGGGGCCTCAGTGGGTAAAACAGGCTCGGGGGGGGATCGCTGATCAGCATCGTTTTTTCAGCCACATACAACGTCGTGTTTGGCTCGATCTCGAGCCAGTCCATCGTCAGATCCATCTCGAGAACCGGCACACGCATCGCCTCCAAAATCTCCTACACATGCTCTTCGGGTATCATAGACGACCCTCCTCGCTCTTCATCCGTTGATTATACTCCCGCGCCCGATCGATGATTTGCTGCATCGCCTCAGCTCCCGGGATCCACGTCCGCACTGAGCCGCACACGCTGCAACGCACGTCCGCCGCGTACCCCTCGATGATGGCCATCACATCCACCTCACCGCTCGCCTGCGCCGGGTCCAGCGCCTGGCGGTACAGCAGTAACGTCCGCACGCCGGATCCGTTGCGCACCACCAGCCCCAGGGTATGCCCGCCCGGGCAGCGCCAGAATTTATTGATCATCTCGCTCATACCGCCTCCTCGCACATCAGTAAAAATCCATGCGGCAGTTCCGCCAGCGCTGCCAGCCGCACCGTGATCCGCTCATCAGCATCCTCGTAAATGTTGACCGTATCTGTTGCCCCGCGCGGCAGACTCTGCACCATCGCCACGTCTGGCCAGCGCCCGACCAGATCCATGTATGCCACACCCGCATACACAATCGCCTCGCGCAGCGTCTGACCTTTGTCCAACGCCCACAGCAGCGCCTGGCGATCGTTCAACCCCTCCGGACCGCCTTTGACCGTCACCAGCTCGCGCGCTGGCCACCACATCCGCAGGTGATGCAAATCCAGACCTTTCTCGTGTTGCTGCTGTGTTTCCACCAGCGGCAGCGAGTACGACGGGATCCGCGCCAGCCACAGAGACGCCGCCACCGGCGCGCCCATCTGCGCCAGGTGCATCCAGCGCAGCCCGCTCTGGTTTAACGTATTTTCCAGAATTTCCACGCTCACGGTTTCGCCTCCGCTCTTGTCCCCTCTCCATCCGCAGGATGGGGAGGGTTAGGGAGGGGTGTCTCAGGCACCAAAAAATCTTCAGGTCGCAGTACCCCGATCGGAGTCTGGTTCTGCGCAACCTCGGTTATGAAAAGCCGTCCGCCCAGGGCAACGGCGATCGCCGCCAGCTCAGGGCTCTCGATTTCATATAGCAACTGGCACGCACCCAGTTCAACGTGCAGATGCTGGGCAACATCCTCCAAAATCGTATTTTCGCTCGCATCAATCAATATTTTCATTCCTCACCGCCCTTTCTTTCAACTCAGTCTCCAATTTGGTAATCCGCGCTATCAGGCTTTTGATGATTTCAACCAGTGCCATCTCCACCCAGTTGACGGCCGGACCGGCCGGATTGAGATCATGATCGGGGTTGTAAAGTCCCTCGATTTTTGACATTAATCTTTGTGCATTCGCATCCATCACCCACCTCCATTTCTATTCCACTCATGGATTGCTTGTTTGCATACCGAACAGTTTCCAATGTGCTGATAAAATGCCCGGTGGTTTCTCCGGGCAATCCTGACGGCGGCTTTGAACGCAGCCTCTGACACATTCCCCGAGTAACCACTGATGAGCATGGGGTCTACCCGATTTTGCAATCTAATTCCATCGTCACATAGATAGATCATCTTTGGCCACCTCCCAATCCCACACTCGCTGTTGCCCACGTGCCGGAATGGGTTTTTCCAGCGGTTGAACATCCTCCAAAAGCCACGCATACCGTCCGGGCGTGTAATCACCCAGCAAACCCTCCAACGACTCATTAGCTTTTGGCGGGTTTTTGGTCTGATAATAGCTATATAGGTCCCACCACGGCGTGATCTCCAAACAATCTACCAACTGACAAATCGCAACGATCGTCCCCGTAGGGAACACCTCCCCCCATTCCATGATATGGGACAGGTTTTTCGTTTCGCGATAAGCCTTCGACACGCGCTGATCACGAAACAACCCATATCCTTCTTGCGGCCATTTCATGCGCGCTGCATGGATGGCCAGAGGACCGCGATAGTTCGTCCCCCAGCTACGTGTCTCAATTGTTTTAAGCCCCAGGGCAACGAAACTTGCCCACGGTTGGTAAAGTGTCAATGCTTTCATTGTTCACTTCCCTCCCTTTCTGTTCAACTCTCGGCATCGCGCCGAGTGAAACCGCTGCCAGGGCATGCGCGGCACGAACTCGATCCCGCAGGCCGGATAGTCGCACAATCGGGAATCGGCCAGCACCAGCGCGCCGGGCCGCACGTTTCCCAGCGCCTGGATCGTCACGGTGTGGCTCTGCGCCAGCTCGAGCGGGGTATCATCCAGCACCGCTCCCAGGCGCAGCATGGCATCCACCAGTTTTTTCCCCGGCTCGAGCTGGCGGTTGAGCACGTTATGCAGATAGCGCCAGCCCCAGCCTTTTTCATGGCGCACCAGCGCCGCCAGCCGGTCGGCTACCCGTTGCAGCTCCGCGACCGTGATCAGTTGTGGGTCATGGTCGAGCGCCAGCAGCAGGTCAGACAGCAGTTCCGCCCCGTTCATGTCCATCAATGCCGCTCGTGCCTGTTTCGCGTTTTCTAACACGGTTCTAACCTGCGAATAACCCATTTTTTTGATCCTCCTCTACCCCCAGCCAGAGGTCATAGGACAGCAACCGCCGGTCGCGCACCACCCGGATGCCATCCGGATATTCGAGCGGCAGCGGCAGGTCCGGGTGCGCCCGGCAAACAGTGGGCCGCCGGTGGAACTTGCACTCGTAGTGCGCGATGGCCCGCTCCAGATCGACCGGGATCCCGCAGCGCCAGATCATATAAACAGTGTCCATCGCGCCTCCTACCCGAACCACGCCACGATCAGCAGCACCACCAGCGCCAGCAGCATAGTGACGGCGAACTCTGCCGGCAGACCCTCCCGGCTTTCCGTCCCGGTCAGATCGCGGAACTGCTGCGTTGGGTCATGGACGATAACCGCCGCCCGGTCGCTCACCTGGTTGCCCAGCGGCCGCTGCGGATCCACCTGCACATAGCCCTCATGGCCATCGACCGTTTTCACATAACACCATTTTTTCATGTCCTTTACTCCTCTTGTGAAAAGCTTCACTTGCTGTGAACTTCAAAAACTGAGTCTTCACGAGTGTTCACGCCGGCAGAAATACACCCAGTAGCGGGGTGAGCAAAAATGCGACTGGCCATCATATGAGTTAACAAAACTACATAGTGTTCATCAAAAAAGCCTGTCAAAACGTGCCTTTTAAGCGTTTCTGCTACAAATCCAGCTCTTTTTTCAGTTTTTCGGGGCCGTGAACTATGAACTTTGTGAAGAGCATAGGCAGGATGAGAATATGTTTTGTGTTGAAGATTAAAATTGCTCTCATTCTTGTCGCATTTTTTAATCTTCGTTACAAAACAAAATCTCCAGTAGCCTATGTTGTTCACGAAGTTCATCAGTTCATTTTTCATGGTTCACCCCATTTACCAGCGCCGGTTGGATTGCTCGCGGCTGTTCGGGTCGCGGTCCGAAATCGGCCGGATCGATGCCAAATTTGGTGGCCAGGCCGACCATCCTGGGTTCGTTCCAGTACACAAAAAATCCATCGCGGGTGCGGGTGCTCACCTGGAGTTGCAGCTCCTCGCGCACGATCCGCCCGACCCGCTGGCTTTTCAGCTCCGATCGCTTGAATTTCTTTTGACCGTCCTCTTCGCTGTCCTCCTCGTCGTTCATCATGTCCATGATCTCGTTGGTCATTTTGGTGATATCGCCGATTTTGATCATGCTGTTGCCCTGCTCGTCCACTCGTACGCACTCCCGGTGTTTATCCGGATAGTTCCAGATCGACCATACCGCCTCGATCACCCGCGCGCTCAGCGTCATCGATTTGTTGAGGATCGACTCGGCATAGTAATCGCGAAGCGTCTGGCGGATCTCGGCCTGTTGCTCCGGGTCATCCCTGGCTATCGCCAGCAGCGGTCCGGCTACCTGATTGAGCCGCGGGGAGATGGTTAAGTCGTAAAATCCGGCGTCCACCTCGATGTCCGGCTGCCAGTTCTCCAGCCGCCAGCGCACCAGCAGGTTGCGCAGCGCCTGAGCGCGGGCGCGCATCGGGGCGTTGATCGTCAGCGGGATGCCCGCCGCCACCAGCTCCGTCATTTCGCGCGATACCAGTTTGATCGTCAGAGACCGGCTGCCGACCGCGTCGTCCCGAAATTCTTTTCGCATAGCCACGAGCTTGGGACAGAACGTCTGGAACGCGACTGCCTCCCACGTTTTCTCGCCGTTGGGCCCGGTCATCTCGATGGTGCGCCAGATCGGGTTGCCGCGCATGGCGCCCAGGTTGTAAAACTTAACCATGTCGTTTTCGGTGTCGGACTGTTGCAGATCGGCCTCGTCGATAAACACGGTTCCCCGATAGCGCTCCAGCGATCGGAACAGCGAACTGGTGGACCCGGCGCCGTTGGCGGTCATGGTGCGGTAGCACACCAGCCCGATGCGCCGCATCAGCTCCGATTTCCCGGCGCCCGCGCTGCCCATGGAGCGCAGGTAGATCACGGTTTCGAACGCATCGTACAACCAGGTGGTGATCACCCAGTAGGCGATCAACCGCCCCATTTTGTCCGAGGGCAGCAGGTAGATCGATTTGAGATACATGGTGATGTAACTCACCAGTTCGCGGATCGGTTTTTTCTCCCCCAGCGCCGACGGGAAAATAACGCCGCCCGATTTCAGCACTTCGTTGGGCGGGTAGGGCTCATAGTAGCGCCCATCGACGTTGACGCCCGGACCGCTGTCCACCAGGCCGTTCGGATCCCGCCAGGCTAGGGTTGCCCGGTCGGTATCGATGTCGTACAGGTATTCGACCTGCCATCCGTCGATATACCCGCCCCAGGTGTAGGTCGGCTCGCCCATGCGCTGGGCTTTTTCGATGATCCCCGTCGCCGTTTTGATCATCCGTTCCAGGTCGCGCAGCGTCACCTGGAGGATTTTTGCCAGCCGCCCCTTGTGTTGCGCCAGTCCGAATTCGTCCAGCCGCCCGATGACCGTCACCGCCTGTTTGACCGCCTCATCGCGTTCGGCGCCCTCGCGCGCCCCGGCCCAAGCCGTGATCGCCTCGACGTACATCGGCGATTTGTCCAGCAGCGTTTTGATGTGCCGAGTTTGCTCGTCCTCGTCGATCCCGGCCTGCACAAATGCGCGTAGTAAATCGTTGGGATCCTTGGCCTCCTCGACCTGGCCGTCCCGCTCGAACGTTGTCAGTTTATCGGGGATCGGATAGCGCGCCATGCTGCCGTCCACTGCCCGCATGATGCTGTTGGCGGCCTGGGTGATCTCCACCATTTTGGCAGGCGCATCTGGTTTGGGCGCAAACTGCACGCCGCCCGGGTCGCGCGCCAGCACCAGGCGCGTCGCGGGTCCGATCTGGTTGGCGATGCGCCAGGCGCTGTTGATCCCGGTGACATCGATATCCACCGCCAGGTAGATGTTTTTGTGCCGTTTGACCACCTCGGCCAGCTCGTCGCTCCAGTCCACCCCGCATAGGCCGATGGCTGCGTACCCCCAGATCCCCCAACTGATGGCGTCCGCCTGGCCCTCGCACAGCACTACCGTTTCTGCGCCGGTGGCATACTCCGGGTTGAGATAGACGCGTTTCCGCCCGACCAGCGCCTCGGGCAGGTTGTAATGGCTTTTTTCGGCGATGGAACGGCAGGAGAGGTAGCGCAGCCTGCCGGATTCGATGTGCGGATAAACCAGTCGTTTGTGGCCGATCATGCCGGGGATCGATCCCCTTTTCACCCACTCGTCGTTTTTGATCTCGATGTTGTGGGCCGCCGCCCAGGAGAGCACGTCGCCATGGTAGCCCAGGATGGCTACCGCCGCCGGGCTGTTCAGCTCAACGCCCGAAAATTCCATCTCATTGCGCATCTCGGTTTGTTCGGCGGGGCTGCCGTCGCCGGTGTACCCGAGTAGGGCGGCCGCAGCAGTAGCAGTTGGGCGGCGCTCTTCACCAGGTTCACCCTCGGGGATGGTCCAGCCACGCGAGGTGGCATAGGCCAACGCCTCCGTGGATTTGGAAAACCAGCGCATGAAGACCCGGTGCGCAACATCCAGCGCTTCCTCGCGCGCCCTGGCAGCCACCCGGGCGGTGTGTTCTTTCTCGCCCCATTCCGGCATGGGCAGGTTTGCCCGCCGGCAGGCTTCCTCGATAGTTGCCCGGAAATCGAATTTAGCGCGATGTTCCCCGCCGTACTGGATCCACTGGAGCACATCGCCCCATTCGCCGAAGCTGTACCAGTGGTAGAGCTGGTTTTGCGTGTCCACCACCAGACCGCCGTTCCCGGAACGGGTGCACCTGCGCCAGCGCCCGCGTGGGGTCAGTGGCCAGCCGTCAGCCTGGATGATGTCCTCGATGCGTAGCTTGCCCTTGACCTGGTCGACGATATCCAAAATATACCTCGGGCCTTGCTGGGATAATTGCAAAATTTGGCGGAGGGGGATACTGACTACCCCCCACCCTCAGACCGTCAAACCGAACGTAACCTCGCCTGGAGCTGGCGACCGGTCACCTGTGCGCGGGTTATGCGACACAAAAACGCCGTGATCCAGGGCTCAAAACCGGTCAAAAACCGGCCAGGATGCCGGTTTTGTGTCGCATAATGCGTTGTTATGCGACATTGATTTCCGTCGCCGATCATGACCGGCGCCCCGTTTTCTGGCATCCATCCCCGCACAGCACGGTTTGGTGAAGTTTGTGAGTTTTTTCGCTACTGGTTTCAAAATTGATTTGCGCGGGCGGGGATGAGACCAACCGGGTCGAGACGCGCTGCTGGACGTTGCGGATCAGGCTGGATGCCTGACGCAGATCATCGAGCGCCGGCGCAACAAGCGACTGCTGCGGCAGCACAACCATGGCCGCCTGGATGCGCTCGCTCACCAGGCGCAGGTAAACGAGGGAGTTGCCCAGCAAGGCCAGGTCTCCCTCGACCTCCTCGACTGCGCTGGCGCGGCTACTGCTCAGCCGCGCCATGATCTGGCCTCAGTGTCCGCGCCTCATGCTCAGAAATCTCCATGCGCGTACGCGTCTCCAGGTAGCTGTCCAGATGATTGATACCCGCCACCACACCGCCGCCGACCAGCGTGATCGCCCACAGCGCATAGACTGCCTGCCAGTAACTCCAGACCAGCAGCAGGACGGTCAGCGGCAGGTGAATGGCCAGCACGCCCATGATATAGGCCGTCAGTTTGGGCAGCGGCCGCCGGATGATCGGCTGCCACGGCCAGTAGTGCTCACTGACCAGGATCAGACTGCTGATCAGCACTGCAATCAAAATTTGCCAGATCATCGCGCACCTCCACATGCAACAGCTCTATTAATGTTTGGATGGCCAGATAGAACCGCGCCTCCTGCCGTATCGGGCAGGGGATCTCGACGCTTGTCAGACTAACCGCCATGTTCACGGCACGTCCTCGTAGTGCGGCTCTGGCCGCTGCTGATGCAACGTAGAGAGCTTGCCGAACTCCTGTCCGCGCGCCTGGGCTGCGGCCAGAGCCACATCCAGATCGGAGGTGTGGAAACCATTTTTATAGTCCCAGGTGGGGGTGAACAGCACACTGCCATAGATGGTTGGCACGATGTAAGAGCCATCGAACGATCCAACCCGCCAGTATCCCAGGGCCTGCCCGAGAAAAACGCGGATAGGCGCAAAGTTAGGCACGGCGATGGTCACCCGCAGTCGATTAATCCCAGTTGGATTGATGATCGGATCATCGACCGAAAAATCATCGACTGAGATAAAATCCCGGAGATAGTCCGGAAACGCTGACTGGACAGCCAGGATCAGTTCCCTGGCCGCTCGTTGCATGGCTGTGAGCCGGTTTTCCCTCTCGATGTGAGCTTCTGCGTTTCCCCGCTTGATTTTTTCCTGGCCGCGGTTGAGGGCAGCCTGCATGTCATCTGAAATCATATCATCCTCCTGTTTGGTTGGGTACTGCCGAGATGTACACCCGGCTTTTGTCATCCTCTGGTGGACGGCAGGGATAGGGCGAGGTCAACTCGATGACCTCATAACCCGCATCCTCCAGCGTGCTCACCAGTTTGTCCGCTATATCCTCCGCCCGGCCATGTCCGGCAATCAGGCGGATTTTCACCAGCCCGGCTCTGCTGCCTGCCATAATCCCTCCTCAGATGATTTTCTCGACCGCCGCGGCCAGGTCATCCCAGCCGGGCAGGATATACCGTTTGGTGGTTTCGGTGCGCGCGTGACCGGCCAGGCCCTGCACCGTGGTCACCGGCGTCGCCGCATCCACCAGCGATTTGCAAAACGTGTGACGCAACTGGTGCGGGGTGATCTCCAGACCGGCCTGCCGGCTGATTTCCGCCACGCGCCGTTCGACTGTCCGGGTGGTGAGCCGGGCCGTGCCCTTACCGATAAACACCGGCTCGCCACCCTCTCCCGATCCGCCTCGGACGGACAGCCAGTAACTCACTGCCCGCCGGGCCTCGGCATTTAGCGGGATCTGGCGACGTTTGTCCCCCTTTCCACGTCTGATTAAAACTCGCCCGCCGCGTTCGCCGATGGTGATATCCCCCACATCCAGCGCCACCAGCTCGCCGACCCGCAGCCCGCAGTACCGCATCAGGGCAACCATGGCCTGATCGCGCGCCGCCTGCCAGCGCCAGTGATCGGTCGTCGCGCCGTTGACCTGGCGTTCCACCTGGCGCATGATGCGTCCCTGGTCAGGCCGGTTTAGCCAGCGCGGCGCCAGCTCGGCCTCTGCCATCGGCTCGATCCCCTGGAATGGGTTGTAGCTCAAATTACCGGCCAACATCCCCCAGCGGCAGAAGCGCGCCAGGCTGATGCGCCGCCGGTTCCAGGTGGCGGCGCTGATTTTTTCGACCTCCAGCGCATACTCGCGGTAGGCGCGCAGGTCGTAACTGGTGACCAGGTCGGGCGTCAATGGCTGCCGGTTGACCTGGGCAAACCAAGTGCCAAAGCGGCCGATGTCCGAGAGATAGGCGGAGATGGTGCGCGCGCTGGCGCCGTTGTCCTCCAGCCAGCGGCGGAAATCTGCCTGCCGGCTGGAGGAGGGAACGACCTGCACCTGAGGGGATGAAAGGGCCAGGTCAGACATGAGTCACCTCGAGTGCTTTACGCGCCCGATAGCCACGATCATAAACATATCCACCGGCAACCCGTTGTACTGGCGCATTTTCGGCATCATAATGATCCTCGTTTGCATACCATTCCAACGTCGCCCTCAAACCGGCAACCTCGAAATCCGTCAATCCATTTTTTTGGATGTGTTCCGACTGTGCGATGGCTTTGCGCTCGATCTCCTGCAGCCGCTCGATCTCGGCCAGTGCCGCCAGATATTTCGCGGCGTGGGGATCATAATCTTTCCGACGATCCAGCAACTTATGCTGGTGCGCGATATATTTTGGGGTGAACTCGGTCATTTCTCACCTGCCAGCGCCGCGTCCAGGATATCCAACTGCGCGGCATTCCAGAAAACGATGTAGCCGATGTTGATGCGGTTGGATTCGAAGCCCAGGTCATGAAGAACGCGCCCCACCAAATGGGCAGTGGGACCGCCTTCGATCAACTCGGCCAGCAGGCCGACTTTTATGCTGTAGCTGGTCTCGCCGCCGGTATTGAAGATGCGGCAGTGCAGCGGGGTCTCGATTTCGCTGCGCAGCACAGCCAGGATGGAACGCGCCAGTTCGGGAACGCTGAATTTAGCGTCCGGGGCAGCGGCGATGACGCTGCCTAAAACCTGTTTGGAGAGAATGCGGCTGTAGTACATGGGTTTTTACTCCTGTTTTTATCTGTTGTCGTTATCTGGTTTTGAAATCAACATCCCCGACGATCGGGGATTGCGAACTATGCCCGCTCGATCCAGTGCCAGGTTCCGGGCGCGGGATCCGTGTTGCCGTCGAACAAAACGGACGTGCGCCACATTTTGCCAGCAGCGCAATCCGCATCCATGACATAATCCGGACCGCGCGAATCGTTGGTCCAGTCCGTGAAAACGGTCAGGTTGACACAGCCATTGGTATGCGCTTTGTCCCAAACTCTCACGATGATCGCGGGCCTGTGCTTCCCGTCTGGCATGACATAGTGGACGATACGTCCCTCGATCAAACCCTCGAAAATATCTGCGCCCATCAAAAGCATCCTTTTGAAACGAAAAATCCCCACAGACGTGGGGTTTATGCTATTTTGATACGGTCTCCGCCGGTTCACTAACCTCCCCCTCGCTGGCCATGACCCGCGTGTACAGCTCAGCCACTGCCAGGTCGATGACGTTGGCTTTCGAGCGGAACGTTTTTTTCGAGATCTCAACGACCATTTTTTCCGTCAGCTCGAGGAGAGAGTAGGTGCGCACAATGCGATTTTCATTTGGTTCCTGGGTCATGTAAACCTCACAGTGTAGATATTAAAGACACTGTATTTATTATAGACAATGTATCTATTTTGTCAATAGGTTTATAAAGAAATATTAAAAATTATTACAAATGGCTATAATCTACTTATGAACTGGCAGCAATGGATCACCGAACAATATTTAGCCTGGCGCAGGGACAAACCCGGCCGCGCAGGTTCGGCAGCCAGTTATGCCCGTGAAATCGGGTTCGATCCGGCAATCCTGAGCAGTTGGATGAATCGGGGGTCCACACCGCGAGAGATGGAAACGATCCACAAATTGGCGGCCTATTTCGGGCCGGTGATCTACGAGGTCTTGCAAATCCCCCAGGTCGATTACATCTCAGTCGACAAATTACCGTCGGAGTTGGGATCGAACTTGAAAATGGCCATATTGGAAATCGCAAGCGAGTTGAACAAGTATTCCATCGATCCTGAATCGATAGAAGCGGCTGAAATTTCCCGCGCCATCCTCAACAAACGTTTGCTGACGGTCAAAACGATCAAAAAATCGGGATAACGCTGGTCGACAACAATGATCTTCATGCAGATTTCCCCTTCCCAAAAAGTATAGTACACTTGTTCTATAAATTCAAGTAGGAAAAACAAACCAGGGAGGTAAATTTGATAGCCAGACCTCACACTTTCTCACTGAACTGTCCATCGTGCGGCGGGACTGTTATAGCCGAGCACTCCTCAAGGAAAATTACATGCAGCTTTTGCGGCAATGACCTGGTGGTGGATCCGCAATCGGCAGTGGGCAAAGCCGTTTCCATCCAGTCACTGTTGAACATACCCGGCGATTTGCGGCTACTGGAGGAACGCAAAGGGCTGATATCCCACGATGTAGCCAGGCTGCAAAAGAAAATCAAAACCGCTGAGGGAGAAGGATTTTATACCGGCCTACGAATGGTTTCGGCCATAATCCTATTCATCTTGATCTACCTTTACGGTTCAACTTTTCTCGGAACCATAATCCACTATCAAAGGATCGATGTTCCGAGATCTTTTGCAATTCTATTTACCCTCGCGCCATTAATCGCACTGTTTTTTCACAACTTCGCCATCATCGCCTGGACGCTTCCGGTGTTGCCCATTATCGGGATCATCACCGCCCAGGCCCAGCTGGCGCAGGTCCCCAATGAAACGCGCGAGGAGCTGGAAGAAAAATTAACGGCGCTGTCGGGAGAATTGTTTGCCGTCAATGCGGGCATTCGTGAACATCAAAAAACAATTGAGCTCTATCGTGACATCGTGCCGCGATTGGTAGGTTAA